TGATAAGATTACACCAATTAACAAGGTTGAAAGGTCTAAAGGTCGTCCTATATTCAACTATAACAAACCGCCGCTCGAAGATATTTTATCAGAATTAAACGAAGAGGGTGATATTGAGTATGAGGACGAATTACCCGATGAGGATTACGAAGCTGAAATCGAAGCCAGAGCTGAAGAGTTTGCTAAGAGGAGATACGAGAATCAAATATCTGGTAAACCTTATTGTATTGACTATGATGAATGGGAAGACCTACCTGAAGAGTATGATAAACAGTATCTGTTCTACTATTCTGAAGATAGGGTGTTATGTGAGGACGACGATTCGATTGTAGAAGAGGAAGAAGAGTTAGTTGGATTTGATTACGAAGATGTTTTATCCATGCAGACCACGGCCTGGGTGCGTAATGACACGCTCATGATAGGTTATGAGATTTGTCGTATTGATGATTCCTATAATAGAAGTGTAGCTAACGCACTTGAAACACCTAAAGAGCGTGAGTATAGACTATTGGCTAGACGGAAATATTTGATGGATAATAGGTAACGCAAAGATATCAAGCCCTATAATAGAAATATAATATTTTAAATTATAGGAGGAGAACAAATGAAAACAATAATTTTAGCAGGTTATCTGACAGGGATAGTATATCAATTGTTATGCACGGGAGTAATAAAATATTTTGGTAATGCTAATCGATTAGCATTTGAGGAAGTTATGGAAAAACAGAACCCATATAACCTCGATGCAAAGATAGTTTACAAAATATCAAGTATAATCATGTTTATAACGATGATAATTTCAATACTGATATGGCCTGTGGGAGTATTATGGTATTTATGGACTCGAATTAAAGCTAAATATTTATTTTGGAAAGCAAAGAAAATGCTGAAAGAATTAGAAAAAATATTAGAAAAAGAATTAGAAAAAGAATTAGAAAAAGAATTAGGAAAAGAATTAGGAGAAGAATTGAAGGAATTATTAGGGGAAGACTTATAAGTCTTTCTCTATATTTTTGTCGAAAGGAGGGATATTTTATGGCGGTGGAGTTTGTTAAGGATGTGGATGATGATAGAACTATATATATTGATTGGTTGGTTGATCTCGTTAATGTTATGGAAGATAGGGATTATTCCGATTTATTATATACGTTGTCTGAGATAGCGTTTTATCCATTAGTAAACTATGATGAAGATCGTGCAGATGATGGAATTGCCTTACGAGAACTTTGGGCAATCGAGACAGGCATTCAGAGTGACTTAGATTTCGGAGGTGCTTCGGTTTTAGAAGTGCTTATTGGTATAGCAAAAAGGATCGAGTTTCAGTTGTTTGGAAGTCATTATATTGATGAGTGGGACTATGTAAAAGTGTTCTGGGATATGATTTGGAACCTAGGTTTAGAAGACTTTTTTGGTACACTTTCGTGTGACACTTTTGAAGAAATTCATCGAATTGTGACACTTTGGTTAAATCGTGAATATTTTCGTCACAAAAAGGGTAACATTTTCATCATTGAGAATGACCCTAGAGATATGCGAAAACTCAATATTTGGACCCAAATGACGCTATATATTCGAGAAAAGTGGCCAAAATAATATTTTTGTGACACAAATGACGCTTTTTACGGTTCTGCTTATATTATTTCTGTAGAAATTTTTATAGTATAATATAATACAATAAACATATAAAAATTTTCTATGGAGAATTACACAAACGTATTGTTTTTGTGCGTTTTTGTAACAAATGACTAAAAATCGTCGAAAGGGGGATGTATTTGGATTTCGTACGATTATATACCAAAGAGGCCAAAAACTCGAGTAAGAATAGAGATGCTGGGACTTTAGACTTATGTTTAGACTTCCAGGTTTTTAACACAAAAGACCTTATGACACGTGGGAAAGACTTTTACGCTATCTACGATGATAGTACAGGAAAATGGGTCAAAGATGAAATGGCAGTTGTTAATCTTGTTGATCAACAAATATTAAAAAAAGTAAAAGAACTAGAAGATGCTGGATTTACAGTTCGATATAATTTGATGAAAAATTATGATTCTGGAATTTGGCAGAAATATGTATCTTATATTAAAAACATGCCGAATAACTGGAGACCATTGGACGATAAGATCCATTGGGTGAATGATAAATTAAATAGGGAAAGTTATGCGACAAGATGTTTACCATATGCCCTAGCACCGGGTAGTATTGAAAACTATGATATTTTAATGAGTACATTATATGATCCTGCGGAACGTGATAAATTAGAGTGGGCTGTTGGATCTATATTAACAGGGGATAGTCGTTATATTCAGAAGTTTATAACCTTATATGGTTCTTCCGGGACTGGTAAATCGACATTCTTAAATATTGTTCAGAAGCTTGTAGAAGGATATTATATTTCATTTAATGCAAAAGATTTGGTTGGTCGTGATGCATTCGGATTAGAGGTATTTAAAAATAATCCTTTAGTGGCCATACAGCACGATGGCGACCTATCTAAGATAGAAGATAACAGTACTTTGAATTCAATTATATCCCATGAGGAAATTGTTATCAATGAGAAACATAAAGCAAAATATTCAGCTACAATTAATTGTTTTTTGTTTTTGGGCACAAATAAACCAGTTGCGATATCGGACAGCAAGTCTGGTCTACTGAGAAGACTTATAGATGTTCACCCATCAGGTCGATTGCTTGATAAAACTACTTATCTACAGCTGATGAAAAATATAGACTTTGAACTGGGTGCGATAGCCCATTATTGTATTGAAAAATATAGAAAGATGGGCCCTGATTATTACCAAAACTACCAACCAAAAGAAATGATGTTCGAAACGAATACCCTATATAATTTCGTATTTGATAATTGTCTTACATTTGAGAATGGTGATTTTTTTCAGTTAAAACAATTATATGATATGTATAAAGTGTATTGTGAAGAGAGTGGAGAACAATATCCGTTAAAGAAGAGGGTATTCCGTGCTGACATGAAAACATATTTTGATAAGTTTTATGATGTAACTAGATTAGAAGATGGTAGACAAGCCAGATCTGTTTATCGTGGATTTAAGAGTTATATGTTTTCTAATGCGTCGGAAATAAAAGACGACGATGTAGGTGGTTGGATTAAGCTTGGTAACAATGAATCTATATTTGACAAAATGTATGGTGATATTCAAGCCCAATATCCTAATGATGCAGGTATACCTAAATACTCTTGGAAAAAGTGTAAAACAAAACTCAAAGACATTGATACTTCAAAATTACATTATACTCGGGGCTTCGAAGAGAATCATATTGTAATCGACTTCGACATCAAAGATTCAGATGGCAATAAATCGTTAGAATTAAATTTAAAAGAGGCTAATAAATGGCCCAAGACATACGTGGAGACAAGTAAGTCTGGGCAAGGACTCCATTTACATTATATTTGGAACGGCGGAGATGTTGAACAATTAGAAAGAATTCATTCTCCTGGCATCGAAGTTAAAGTGTTTAATGGATTATCGAGTCTTAGACGTAAATTAACACTATGTAATACTGAAGAAATTACAACGATAACCTCTGGGTTAAAAATGAAAGAAAAAAAGGAAGGTGATTTATTGTTAGATAAAAAGAGCGTTCAAGATGAGAGGCATCTAAGAGTCATGATTAAAAAATGTCTGAACAAGGAGTTTCACGGCGCTACTAAACCTGAAGTTGATTTTATATATAAACTCCTGAATGAGGCATATAATAGTGGGATGAAATATGACGTTAGCGATATGAAACCGGCAATTATTGCTTTTGCAGCTTCTTCGACTAATCAGGCTGCAACATGTCTTGATTTAGTTAATAAGATGAAATGGGGGTCTGAAAAAACCGATGAAATAATGGTAGATACATCCGATACTGATACTGATATTGTATTCTATGATGTTGAGGTGTTTAAAAACTTATTTCTCGTTGTTCATAAGATGAGAGGTAAGGGGAAAAAGAAAATAGCAATGATTAATCCAACACCACAAGAGGTTGGTGCATTATTGGATCTTAAATTGGTAGGTTTCAACAATAAAAGATATGATGACCATTTATTATATGCTAGATATTTAGGCTACTCTAATGAAGAATTATTTAGTCTAAGCCAAAAGATTCTATCTAAAGAGGGTTCTGTCCGACATGGTTTTAGAGAAGCATATTCACTTGCTTATACAGATGTGTACGACTTCTGTTCAGAAAAGAAATCCCTTAAGAAATGGCAAATAGAATTAGGATTGAAACATAATGAATTGGAAATTGATTGGAATGAACCTGTAGCTGAAGAATTATGGCCGACAATTGTTGAATATTGTGGGAACGATGTTGACGCCACAGAGGCTGTATTTGAAAACAGACAGGCCGACTGGTTGGCGCGAAAGATATTGGCCGACTTAGCCGGTGGGACTGTTAATATGACGACCAATCAACTCACAACGCGAATGATATTTGGTGATGATAAAAACCCACAATTGGAATATACAAATCTCGAAGAGTTATTTCCTGGATACGAATTTGTTCGTGGTGAAGATGGTAAAATGCATAATATGTATCGTGGTGTAGACGTAAGTATGGGAGGATATGTTTATGCTGAACCAGGAATGTATTTCAATGTGCCAGTATTGGATATTCAAAGTATGCATCCATCCAGTATGATTGCAATGAATTATTTTGGTAAATACACACAGAGATACGCGGATTTAAAGGATGCTCGTGTAGCTATTAAACTTGGGAATTTTGACGTCGCTAGAAATATGTTCGATGGAATGTTAGCTAAATATTTAGAAGATGAGTCACAAGCAGAAGGATTGGCGAATGCCCTTAAGATAGCTTTGAATAGTGCGTATGGATTAACTAGCGCCTCATTTGAAAATCCTATGAGAGATAAACGCAATGTTAACAACATTGTTGCTCTACGTGGAGCTTTATTTATGAAGACCTTACAAGATGAGGTTGAAGCTCGTGGTTTTACAGTCGCTCATATTAAAACGGACTCAATAAAGATTCCTGGAGCGACTCCAGAATTGATTGAATTCTGTAAGGAGTTTGCTAGAAAATATGGTTATATATTTGAACATGAGGCTACATATGAAAAGTTCTGCTTGGTAAATAATGCTGTGTTTATTGCTAAATATGAATGGGCGGAGAAGAAGAGACTGATTGGCAAATGGGATGCGGTTGGGGCACAGTTTGCGGAACCATATTTATTCAAGACTCTATTCTCAAAAGAACCAATAGTATTTGAGGATTATGTGCAAATAAAGAATGTCACGAGTCCAGCAACTATATATCTAGATTTTAATGAGTCATTACCAGAAGGTGAGCATAACTATCATTTTATCGGTAAAGTTGGATCATTTGTACCAATCATGCCAGGTAATAATGGTGGTTTATTACTTCGAAAGAGGGATGATAAATATACATTCGTAGTTGGTACTAAAGGATATCGTTGGAAGGAGAGTCAAATAGTTAGGGATCTCCAGCAAGAGGACGAAATAGATTTATTATATTATAATACTTTAATACAAGAAGCCATTAAAACAATTCAGAAATTTGGACCAATTGAGGAATTCATTGAGGACTACGGTACAGTTAGAACCCATTTCGATGAAGATTTAATTGGATTTGATGATGTTCCACCAGTACAACCAATAGCTACGGCTATAATAAAATAAGAAGAGGAGAATAATTATGTCAAAGAAAAAACCTATGGAAGTAACAATTAAAAATGCAAGAATTGGATTTAGAAATTTTCAGGGAGCCGAAGGAAAATATAATCCTGCAGGGAACCGAAACTTTTGTATATTTTTACCAGATGACATCGCTAAGGAAATGGAAAAAGACGGTTGGAATATTAAATGGTTGAATGCATACCCAGATGAACCACCACAGGCCATTGTGTCAGTTAGAGTTAACTTCGGGAACTATCCTCCAAATATAGTAATGATATCTGATGGTAAGATGACCCGTTTGAATGAGAATAACGTAAATCTTTTAGATTTTGCTGAATTCGAACAGGTAGATTTGATTATAAGAGGCAGTGAATGGAACGTTAGGGGTAATAGTGGAATCAAGGCATATTTGAAATCTGGATATTTTGTCTTGTATGTTGATGAACTAGCGAAAAAGTATTCCAAATATATAGACTCAGCACAAGAGGCAATTGGTGGTTGTGGCGAATGTGACATATGCGATAGCCACTGTGGCGGAGGATTACAATAAAGTATAAATGGAGGTGAGAGTTTGATTCAATTAACGGACTACCAAGTTAGTGCAATTGAGCGTCTACATAATGGGAGCGTCTTAAGAGGTGGTACTGGATCGGGGAAGACTCTCACTTCCCTTGTTTATGTATTTGAAAAAGTTCTTGGTGGCGAATCACCTCTATACCCTGGTCATACTTATAAAAAACAAAATAAAGATATACCTATATACGTTATCACAACGCCTCGAAAAAGAGATGAAAATGATTGGGTGACCGAGGCCGCATTGGTACCAGTCAAACTCACAATCGTTGACTCGTGGAACAATATTAAAAAGTATGAGAAAATTGAGAACGCCATGTTTATATTTGACGAGACAAAGATTACAGGTTACGGTGCTTGGACATATTCGTTTTTAAAAATTACTAAAAAAAATAAATGGATATTACTATCAGCAACACCTGGAGATAGTCTAATTGAATATGCATCGCTATTTGTGGCCAATGGATTCTTTAAAAATAAAACGGACTTCGAACGACAACATATCATTTGGAGTAGATTTACTAAATACCCGAAAGTCGATCGATATATCAATGTGTCAAAATTATTGAAACTCCGAGATTCCATTTTAGTCGAGATGCCTGATGTTAGAGCAACCACCCAGAATCATAAAAATGTCATATGCGATTTTGATGAACTTAATTATAAAATTTTGTTTGACAGGCGCTGGAATATTTATGACAATAAACCAATCCGTGATATATCGCAACTTTGCTATTTGCTAAGGAAACTCGTAAATACAGATCCATCAAGGATTGACGCTTTGAATACGATCTATAATAAACATCCAAGATTAATTATATTTTATAATTTTAATTATGAATTATATATATTGCGTGAATGGTGTCAGTCTAAGAAATTATTATTTGCGGAATGGAATAGTCATAATCATGACACATTACCAGATGCTAAATCATGGGTATATTTATGTCAATACACAGCAGCCCAGGAAGCCTGGAATTGTATAACGACGGATTGTATTGTGTTCTACTCACAAACATACTCATATAAGGCTTTACATCAAGCTACTGGTCGTATAGATCGTATGAATACACCATATAAATTTTTATATTATTATCATCTAGTTTCATTAAGCTCAATTGATATTGCTATCCAAAAGACATTAGCCAGAAAAGAAAATTTTAATGAAAGTAAATGGGTGGTAAATTAGGAATCGCAACAAAAACATACCGTATAATAGAAGGATAAGGATGTCTCTATAGACCATTGGGTTATAGATTTATACATCCTTATTTTATTTTTTTAAAGAACAGGAGGATGAAGTGAAAAAAGAGTCGGATTTTAAGAATGAGTTGTATAATGAAATACGCAATCGATTTCCTGGAGCCGAGGTCGTACCAAACGACGCGAGATATCTTCAAGGTTTTCCAGATGCAACTGTTTACTTTCCAAATGGTCGATATTTTCTTCTAGAAGGAAAGAGAACATCTAAATCAGCACGACAACCAAATCAGGATTATTATGTTAATCAATCACCACTAAGGGACAACGCTGCTTTTATATCTCCTGAAAATAAAAATAAAGTTTTGGATGAACTAGAGAGGAGGTATAATGAGTGAAATTTAACCGCCATCCAGACCTAGAGGGAGTGCATGCATTTTTAGCACCAAGTAAACACGCATGGGTAGGATACGACGATGAGAAAATGGAAGCCGTATATATTAATTGGCGTAATGCTCAACTTGGCACAGAGCTCCATGAGCTTGCCGCAAAATTAATAAAATTAAGGGTTAAATTACCAAAGACCAAAAAGACATTTAATATGTATGTTAATGATGGAATCGGATTCAGGATGGAACCTGAAGTTTGCTTATTCTATTCTTTTAACTGTTTTGGAACCGCCGATGCTGTTTCATTCCATAACAATATGCTACGTATCCATGATTTAAAAAATGGTAGAACGCCCGCATCAATGCAGCAACTTAGAATTTATGCAGCTCTATTTTGTCTAGAATATGGATATAATCCAAGGGATATCGATATTGAACTGAGAATATATCAGTCGAATGACGTTCTTATCGAACATCCAGACTTAGATGACATCGCATATATAATGGATAAAATTATTTTATTTGACAAAAGAATCAATGAAATAAAAGAATGAGGAGAGCACATATGGATTATATTCGGCATTATGGGACCCCGCGGCATAGTGGTAGATACCCATGGGGTTCAGGAAAAAACCCGCAAAGATCAAAATCATTCGCTACAAGAGTATCGGAATTAAAGAAAGATGGTTTAACTGAAGCCGAAATTGCTACCGCACTGGGCTTAAAAAATACAGTCGAACTACGCGCACAAAGACATATGGAGGCTGAAGCGAAATATGGAGCACAGGTAGCTATGGCTTCACGTTTACGTGCAAAAGGATATTCTGACGTTGCCATATCAAAAAGAATGGGGATTAGCCCCAACACTGTAAAGAATATTTTATTGCCTGAAACGCAGGAACGACATCGAATTACAGCAGCTACTAAACAAATGTTAAAAGAACAAGCTGACAAAAAAGGTATGATAGATGTTGGTCGAGGATCGCATCTCTATCTAGGTGTTGCAAAAACAAAAATGGATGTGTCTCTATACGAACTCCAACAAAAAGGTTATGTTGTAACAGAAATACAAACGCCACAATTAGGAACAAGTAATAAGACAACTGTTAGAGTTTTAATGTCACCCGAGACAATGAAAAAAGCAAGAGCAGAATACGAAATAAAAAATCCTGAAAAATGGAAATCAAAAACAAAAGAAGAACAAGATGCAACAATAGCGTATGTTTACGCTTCTAAACACGCTGAGGACATCCGATTGATTACAGACTGGTCTTCTGATGGAGGTCTAACCTACAAATCATTAAAACCACCAGTTTCAATTGATTCAAAAAGAATTATGGTTCGTTTTGATGATGACACGCCATCTGGTTCAAAAATGGATGGAGTAATTCAACTTCGTAGAGGAGTTCCAGATTTAGCGCTTCCGCCCGATAAGCATTATGGACAGGTCCGAATTGCTGTTGATGGTACACATTATATGAAAGGTATGGCTATTTATTCTGATGATATGCCACCTGGTGTGGATATAATTTACAACTCATCAAAGAATTCGTCAGTAGGTAAGCTGGGAGCAATGAAGAAGATGAACGACACCATCGACAAAGAAGACGGTGGTTCTATTTATATCGATGCGGATGGTAAACAGAAAATTAACGAATTTGGAGCATCGATAAGACAGCTAACATATACTGATAAAAATGGAAAAGAGCAACAATCAGCCCTCAATATTGTTGGATTTGTTGGTAAACAAGACTCTGGCGTTGAGGGTAGTTGGAATACATGGAGTAAGACTTTATCCAGTCAATTTCTGTCAAAACAATCGCCAGAATTAGCTAAACAACAGTTAAATCTTGCCTATCTCGACCAAAAAGAAACATTCGATCAGTATATGAAGATAACACAACCAGCTGTTAAACAACGTTTACTTGATTCATTTGCTGACGACTGTGATGCTAAAGCCGTACACCTTAAAGCCGCAGCTCTTCCGAGACAAACGTCGAATGTTATCCTTCCCA